CCCTGAGTCTGTTGAGCTAGTTAATCTAGCAAAACAATTTACTGACCTGGATTTAAAATTCCTTACAGCTATCCCTCGACGTACTACAATGCCATCGGCGCAAGAAGATAAGCGTGAATGGTTAGAGAAGTATTTTCCTGGTATACCTATGGAGATTGGTCCATACAGTAAAGATAAACAGAAGTGGGCTAATACGGGTGATATCTTAGTTGATGATAAACTATCAAACGTATTAGAGTGGATGCAAGCAGGTGGTATTTCTGTTCACCATACCGGTAACTTTGAAAAGACACTTGCAAATTTGCGTAGAGCTGTTACAATGAATCAGCCAGCAATGCTCGGTGAAGTAAGTGTTGTTGCGGATACCAGTAATACAATCTCTCTGGTAGAGAGTTATTAAGTCACGGGCCTCTAGCTCATGTTGGTTAGAGCAGCGGACTCATAATCCGTTGGTGCCGTGTTCGACTCACGGGGGGCCCACCATTTCGGAGTAAATATGGAAAACAAAAAGTATATCTTAGATGTTGTCGATGCAGAGGATGGTTCCGAGGATAAGATGCTTCAGTTTTCTGAAGAGTTTCTCGTTGACCACGACTGGCGTCCAGACGATGTTATTAGTTTTGATGTGCAAGAAGACAAGTCAATTATATTAAAGAATAAAACCTGGGAAGCAAGAAATGAAAGTCTATCTAAGCAAATACCGCTACCATTGGATCAGCCCCTACACAATTCTTGAGAAAGTTTTCTTTTGGCGAGAGATTGATTATGATGAACCAATTATTAAAAGACTCAATAACATATTAGAGCCTTTTTGTACAGGTATTCTAAAAGTTCTAGACTTTGTACACCCTAAGATCAATTATGTAAAGATTGATAAGTGGGATACATGGAGTATGGATAGTTCACTTTCTATTATTATTTTGCCTATGCTTAAACAGCTTCAAGCTACTAAGCATGGTGCACCATCCGTTGACGATGAAGATGTACCTGAGGGGCTTAATCTTCGTTCAACAGAAGCACCACCAAAAGAGAACGAGTGGGATATTGACGAGAACTGGCATAAGCGCTGGGACTGGGTCTTAGCAGAAATGATCTGGACTTTTGAACAGTTAACATCCGATTGGGATTCTCAATACCATACAGGTGAATTTGATAGAGTAAGTACACCATGTGCTTGGGATGAAAATGGTAAGCCTACTATGTACAGCTGGGACAAAGGTCCTAACGATACGAGTGAATTCGACAGCGAGGGTTACACTAAGCATAATGAGCGTATCAATAAAGGTCTAATTTTATTCGGTAAATACTACAGAGGTCTTTGGGATTGATTATGAAAAGTGTATTAGTTATTACCCCTACCACAGGGGCACCTGAATTAGTAGATGCAGTAAGATCGGTAATTGGTCAGACGTATAAAAACGTTGACTGTTTAATTGTTGTTGATGGGGCAAAGTTCTCCCGAGAGACAGATGAAACGCTTAACGGGAATATTACTACTAATGGTGGTAGGGTAAGCCGTATTGATCTACCTTACAATACAGGTGGTGGTGGTTTTTATGGCCACCGTGTAATGGCAGCATTTGGTCATCTAGTTAACCATGATTATATTTTATTTCTCGATCAGGATAACTGGTTTGAGAAAGATCACGTTGAAACATTGGTTAACGAATGTGAAAAGTATAAGTTTGATTGGGCATACTCCCTACGTAAGATCTACAGTAAGGATAAAGAATATCTTTGCGATGATAACTGCGAGTCGCTTGGTCGTTGGCCGGTGTGGGTAAATAAAGAAGCGTTCCTTATTGATTCTAGCTCGTATTGCTTTAAGAGAGAGTTCCTTCAAGAGGTTGGACATCTTTGGCATCACGGGTGGGGTGCCGATCGTCGATTCTATACAATTTTAAAAGAACATATTAAGCATAATAATTATGGCTGTACCGGTAAACATACCCTTGCATACCGCTTAGGTGGTAATGAAGGTTCTGTAAATCATGAATTCTTTGATGAGGGTAATATGAAGACCCTTGAAACATATAATGGTAAGTTACCATGGTTGGAGACTGTTGAATGAATATCCTTGTAACAGGGCATAGAGGCTTTATTGGTCAAAACATGGTTGCACATCTTGATCGTCAAGGTCATGTTGTAACAGGCTTTGAGTGGGGTGATGTGCTTCCAGATATTGAACAATACGATCAAGTTATGCACCTTGGTGCTATTTCCTCAACAACAGAACGTAATGTTGAAAAGGTTATAACGCAGAATTATAAATTCAGTGTTGATCTCTTAGATCTTTGTAATTATCATAATGTACCTTTTCAATATTCAAGCTCAGCATCTGTATACGGGTTGAACCAACAGTTTACAGAAACGTCTCCTGTTGATCCAAGAACACCTTATGCATGGTCGAAGTATATGTTTGAATTGTATGCTGCCGGTAAACAAGCACAGGGGTTCAGATACTTTAATGTACATGGTCCGTGCGAGGATCATAAAGGTAATCAAGCAAGCCCCTATCATCAGTTTACAAAGCAAGCTAAAGAAACAGGCACAATTAATGTTTTCGAAAATAGCGAGAACTTTTTAAGAGACTTCGTACCTGTGTCTACTGTTATCGATGCTCATATTCGATTCATGGAACTACCAGATGTAACTGGTGTATGGAATGTTGGTACAGGAGAGGCTAAATCTTTTCTTGATGTAGCTAACGAGGTTGCTGAAAAGTATGATGCAAGAATTAACTACATTCCTTTCCCTGAACATCTCAAGCACTCATATCAACGCTATACATGTGCTGATATGACTAACTTTAATAAGGCATACTCAGGTGTCTAAGTCTGTATTTGTTAACGGTACATTTGATATCCTTCATTCAGGGCATCTAGAGCTTTTAAACTTTGCTAAGGCTCAAGGTGATAAACTATTTGTAGCTATCGATAGTGATGACCGGGTAAGAGAGCTCAAGGGTGAAAGTCGACCGATTAATACAGCATGGGATAGACGTAAGATGTTACTTAACCTTAAAGCTGTCGATGAGGTTGAAATCTTTCGGTCCGATGAAGAGTTAAAGATGTGGATTAAACAGGTGAGTCCAGCTATAATGATTGTTGGTAGCGATTGGGAAGGTAAGCCTGTAATTGGCAGCGAGTTCGCTAAAGAATTAATTTACTTTAAACGTATTGATGAATACTCAACCACAAAAATTATTTCAGATATTACTAATCGGTGATTGCTGTGACGATGTGTACTATTACGGTACAGTCGAACGCATAAGCCCTGAAGCCCCTGTTCCTATCTTTAAATACTCGCGTGAGTTTACTAAACCAGGGATGGCTTTAAATGTGAAAAACAATTTAGAGGTTTTAGGTTGTAAAGTAGATATCTTAACGAATGAGCCGTCTGTTAAGATTCGTTTAATTGACGAAAAGACTAAGCAGCATGTTTTACGAATGGATCATGATAATAAAACTGATCCTATTGAGCTAATGACTGCTATACCTGATATATACGATGCGGTTGTTATATCAGATTATGATAAAGGTGCAGTCACGTATTCCCTTGCGCAAGAAATTATAAAATCATTTAAAGGACCGGTGTTTATTGATTCGAAGAAACCGGATCTTGAAAAATTCGAAGGTGCTTTTGTCAAGGTAAACGAAGATGAGTTCTTCAAAGCAACCTCGGTATGCAGTGATACAATTATTACACTAGGCTCTAAGGGTGCTAGTTACAGAGGTAAAGAATACCCTGCACATGCCGTTGAAGTACATGATGTATGTGGTGCTGGTGATACGTTCCTTGCTACTCTAACTTATTACTTCCTTGAAACAGGTGATATAAGTATTGCGATAGAGAGAGCAAACTATATGGCTGGTATATCAGTTGGTCATCATGGGGTTTACGTACCCACAAAGGAAGATATAAATGAGATTGAACGGTATTGTTGATAAGGGTTGGGGCTCAGAAGATATCTGGGTCACTAACGATAAGTATTGTTCTAAGTTCTTACACTTTAAAAAGAATGCAAGATTCTCTATGCATTTTCATAAAGAAAAAGAAGAGACTTGGTATGTGTTGAATGGTGACTTTGCTGTCGAATGGATCGATACTAAGAATGCAAAGCTTACAACACAGATGTTAGGTGCAGGTGATATTTGGCATAACCCACCTATGTTACCACATCGGTTGATATGTCTTAAAGAGGGTACTATAATTGAAGTTTCAACACCAGATTCAGTCGAAGATAATTACCGGGTCATGCCCGGTGATAGTCAAGCTTAAAGAAAAATTATCGCGGGGTAGCTCAGTAGAAGAGCGCTGGACTCATAATCCAGAGGTCGGTGGTGCGACTCCACCTCCCGCAACCAATATACCACCAAATATTATCTTAGGTTATAACTAATTCCAATACTTAGATGAATCAAGATTATCCCAATATGTTTTGTTATTGCGGTTAATAAAGTTCTTAATTAGATATGTTGCCATACCAAAATAACCCATCTTTTTAAACCTGCGAGAATCTTGTCCGAAGTAGTGGTTAACTATCTTAAACTTTTTAGGGCTATACATTCGGGATAGGAAGTAGTCTTCAGACGTTACAGTTTTTTCTGGAAACCCACCAAACTCTTCAAACCTATCTCTACGGGTTAGCATGAATGCACCAACTGCAAATGGTGAAAAGTATTTCAGTGTGTGGTTTATAATATTAAAAAGAGTAAATCCAATTTTTGCTCTCAGGTCATTATCATAACATTTTATATTCAGCCCAATAAGATCCAGATCCTTTGTTACCATTTCATTAACTGCATCTTCTATAACGGTATTTTTAAAAAAACGAACATCTGCATCGATGAATAAAATGTAAGGGGTGGTAGCTAGAAGTGATCCATTATTCTTAGCAATTGAAACAGGGCCACCTTCTATAACTTTAACATTTAAAGAATGACTGTTATCTTTTATAACTTGTCTAGTATTATCAGTAGAGCAGTCAGCAATTATAATTTTTGTATCACCGAGGTTTTGGGTACGTAAAGAATTTAGTAAATGTGTTATATAACTTTCTTCATTCTTACAAGGTACAACGATAGTAATTTGATCAGATAGCTTCATCTGTTTCCTTTGTCCAGGTAATAATTTCCCAGCGACCATCCCAATGTTCGACTAATGCAGTACAGGACTCTACCCAATCACCATCGTTCATGTAGGTAACACCGTTAATCTCTTTGATCTCTGCGTGATGTATGTGACCGCATATTACACCATCAAAGCCACGCTTTTTACAATAATTGGCTAAATTCTCTTCAAACTTGAATATAAAGTCTACAGCTTTTTTAACTTTGTGTTTAAGATACTTGCTAATGCTAAAGTACCCAAAACCCATACGACGACGAATCCAATTAAATTTATTGTTGAGGCTAAGAATAAAGTCATATGCTTTGTCCCCTAAAAATGCTATCCATGGTGCTAGTCTTGTTATGCCGTCAAACAAGTCACCATGGGTAACAAGGTAATGTTTACCATCAGCACCAATATGTTCTATCTGATTATGTATTTCAATTAAACCAAAACTAAAACCGTAAGGTATCATTGGTCGAAGAAACTCATCGTGATTACCAGCTATGTATACTACTCTTGTACCACGCTTGGCATGACCTAGTACCCGTCTTACGACATTAGTATGAGACTGCTTCCAACGCCATTTGTTTTGTTGTATACGCCAGGCGTCAATTATATCACCTACCAAGTATAATGTATCACAGGTATTATGCTTTAAAAAATTATTAAGTTTATTAGCTTTACAATCATTAGTACCTAAATGCACATCGCTGATAAAAATGCTTCTATACTTTTTTGAGTTCATTAATTATTTATGTGTAGCTAATATTTTGGGGTACAATTAACGACCAATGTAGACCTTTGGTTGTTCATCCATACGCCGTTGTTCATCGGTCTTAGGGATAAATTCGTTACCGTATTGCGGATACATTTCATACCGTAATTGAGCAACATACATCATAGCAAAGCCGTAAAATATAATTATTATAAAAATACCAATACCTATTATGGCTTGATCAATTGCTTGCTTTCGTCTAGCAGCGCGTCTACGGTTCTGTACGGCTTGAATTTGCAATTGTTTAGTAACAAGAACTTTTTGTTCTTTACCTACAACTAGCATCATTTCTTCCACTTCAGTATAAAGAGCACCTAGCTCTGGTGGGCTTTGATATACCATTAATTCACGTAATTCAACACCCATTTGCTCTAATTGTTTCTTCATTAGAACCCGCTTTAAAGCGCGTTTACCTACACTTTCGTCACCCGTATATATTTCAGTTCTTGCTCTTCGCTCTTCATCTTCAAATATAGCTATACACTTAAAGTAGTTATCATAATAAGTACCTAGATGTTCCCCAATCTCCGTATAGATACTTGTAGTATCACCGGCTTTTTTATTGAGATCAATAACACGATTTTTTTCAGCTACGTAATCGTTGCGCTGGGCCGTAGTAGCTCCTGATGGATATAATCTATGAAACTGACTATCAAGATCTTTTAATACATCTTTTATATCCCCTGCTGCACCCTTTATATCCTTATAAAGTTTACAGCCGGCTTTAACTGCGGAAACTGCTCCGTTAGCTAAAGCAAAAAGTGTTAATGGGTCCATTTAGCATTATGGTAAATATCTACCTATTAAACTATTAACAATTTTATTTGATAAGTCATCAGGTAAAAATTTTAAGAACCCTAAAAAATATAACGCCACACTACCATACACAAATATCTTTAAGCACATATCAAAAGTTTTTTGATATTCGTTCATCTCCCACACCTTGCACTTGTTTGACACCATTGTATGAGTTCATAACTTCCGATTGCAAATATAAACACGATAAATGCAACTGCTCCTATAATCATTGCCCATTCATTCAACTCTTCTTCTTTTTGTTTACGCTTACGCTCTTGTGCATTATGGAGTCTTAAATCATTAGCATCATCTGCATCCATTTCCGCTTGACGAGCCTTAATCTTATTCCATACGTCAATCTTGCCTGTTTGCATAAACAGCAATTTCAATTCTTCTTCGAATGCTCTGGCCTGTTCTAATGCCATCTCAATCTGAAGAGCGGTTCCCATGTTGGAACCCTTCTTTGTCTTTTTAGCTTCAATTAATGCTTTAGTAGCGGTACTCTTGGCATCAAACATCTTGCCAATCATTGGGGCAAGAGAACCTAGATCGTTGGCAACTTTTGCTGCCTTCTTAACCATACTAATAGCAGATTGAATACCCGCAAGGGCCGTGATAGGATCTATCATTTGTTTTATTCCTGTTTACATATTTCTTTGTGAAGTCGTTGTGAGCAATCTTTTTTTACCCATTCTAAGCAGTATACTTTTCGCTCAAAAACATCACCTGACCAACCCCAACGCACACACCTCTTCCCGTCGTCTGGTTTGTCTTTTTTACTTTGACCTGCTGCTGATAATGTAATAGTCAGTAGTAAAACTACCAACCACTTTAAATAGGTAACCATAGCCAAATACCTTGGCTCATTAAAAGTGCACCTATAGCACTAACACCTAGACTAGCCCAGAACATGCCCATGCTGACGGCAAGTATAGCAGCAGATAGAAGAACGATACTTAATTGTAAGGCAGAACCTGCAAACGTTAACCAGGGACCGTGCTTCTTAGCATTGTCTCTATCAGCTTCCAGCCCTCTTGCTTTAGCCATTAGTTCCTTCTTTCCCTCGTTTGATTTAGGGTCAGATTCATAACGCTCTATTTTAGCTTGTAACTGTTCGCGTCTTTTAGGGTCTTTTGTATCTTCAAGTTGACCTTCGGCAATAGATTGCTTGATGGATTTGGCTTGATAGAAGTTCCAGGTGTCGTTAGCTTTAATTGTATTAGTTAATACACTGCTACTGATACCGTTAGCAATATAGGTATTAACAGCAAGTAAAGCAGCTATAACCGTAATGGTCCAACCCGCTTTATCCTTAATTCTTGCTTCTCTTTCCGAACGTGAAAGTTTCTTTTCATCTACCATCTTTATCCCCATTAATTATTATTAAATCTATGTAATGGTCACGAACACATTGCATGTTCAGATAAAGTCATATATACTACAGTATTATTTATGAGTCCTCTAGATGCTATTTTATACTAATATCTATACGCGGGGTAATTATGTTTACTTTCGCGGGTTTAAAGACGGTAAGCGCGTCAACCAAAAGATACCGTTTCAACCTACCTATTTTGTTAGAGCCGGGGGCGATACAAAGTATAAGTCGCTGTGGGGTGAGGGGCTTGAAAAGGTTAAGTTTTCATCTATCTCTGAAGCAAGAGAATTTGTTAAGACTTACAAAGATGTAAGTAACTTCCCTATCTTCGGTAATCATAATTACGGTTATCAGTTCATTAGTAAATTATTCCCCGATACTATTGAATTCGATATTTCGTTAATGAAAATTGTCACGATCGATATCGAGACGACGACCGAATACGGGTTTCCTGATGTGCGCAATGCACAGGAACAGATTACTCTGATTACTGTTCAGGACTTTAATACCAAGCAGCTGACTACCTTTGGTTGTGGTGAGTATAAGAGTAAGAAGTCTAATTCTGAATATGTTAAGTGTAATGATGAGTTCGACCTACTGCGGAAGTTTATCGACTTCCATTCAAGCGATTACCCTGACGTTGTAACTGGTTGGAATTGTCAGTTATTCGATATTGCTTATCTTTCGTCTCGTATTATTAAGGTGCTGGGTGAGAAAGCTTTGGATGAATGCTCACCGTGGGGTACAATTACAACTAACGAAGTTCCTTACGCAAGAGGTCGTACGCAGTTAGCATATAACTGGCAGGGTATTTCTATTCTTGACTTTATGGACTTATATAAGAAGTTCTCATATAAGATGGTTGAGAATTATAAACTCGATACCGTTGCTATGGAAGAGTTAGGTGAACAGAAGTTGAAGAATCCGTATTTAACCTTTAAAGAGTTCTATACGAAGGACTGGGATTTATTCGTTGATTATAATATTCGCGACGTAGAGTTAGTTGACCGTCTTGAAGATAAGATGCGAATCATTACTCTTATTCTTACGATGGCTTATGATGCAAAGTGTAACTATACCGATATCTTTTCATCTGTAAGAACTTGGGACTGTA